CTCGGGGGATGCCTAGTGCGACCAGCCTTTCTTTCCTCCTTTTGAGGGAGGGAAATAGGACTGACTATCGCGTGGGATTTCTCCTACCTTGGAGGTCTGTGTGCCGTACACGAAAGATAGTAGTATCTGGTGGAACCGTCGTTCTTCCTACACCTATACGGACGCCGCGAATAATACGATCATAGTTCTTGGTGGTGACATCAAGAAACTTGTTCGGACTAGGACCGGCGATTCGCTTAGAGGTTGGCAAGATCGAATTAGGCTTCAGCAGAATGCTACTACCGCTCTTGTTGGCGATTACACAGACATGAAGGGCGAAGATCGGGTTAGCTGGGTTTTGACCCATGATAACCTTTTCATAGCCCCTAATTCCGATGACATTCGCATTAGAACTTTTAAGGGGTACGTAAGTCCCCTTATATCGATCGATGCGTCTTCAATCGGTACCTCGGTAGCTTCAAATAGAGCGGCGATTGCCTTTCTGAAGAAAGCTCGTGCAGTCCAGTCGGAGTTTTCATCTCCTACTTTTCTGGGTGAGTTTAAACAGACGTTAGGCATGTTACGAAAGCCGGGTGAGGGACTTCGGAATATTCTTGGTAGCTATCTGAATAAGGTGAAAAATCTTAAACAGAAGCAACCTAAGAATTGGAAGAAGAACCTCTCTTCGACTTGGCTCGAATCGGTATTCGGTTGGGCTCCTTTAGCTTCCGATCTTAAAAACGGTTATGAAGCCTATAGCAATTTCGTTAAGGAACGAGATCGCGATCAGGTTATCATTTCCGCGATGGGAATCGAAAAGGATTCTGTATCCGAATCGCATAGCGTTCAAAATATTAACGGATTCAATGTCATTCACAATATACAAGTGATTGACAAGGCGTTCGTTCGATATCGTGGCGCTATTATCCGAAGAGTTGATGCGACCCTTAGAGATAAGCTTGCTCGTGTGGGTTTTAACCCTCAGGAGTTTATCCCTACTGCTTGGGAACTTCTTCCTTGGTCGTTTCTCGTGGACTACTTCTCCAATATTGGAGACGTACTGGCTGCCGACGCGTTCGTCCGTGCTGATCTTGCTTGGGCCTCCGGCGTAACAGTTACTAGCAGAGATAATTTCTGCAGTAGCCATTGCGACGAAGCCAAGACGGCTCAGCAAATGGGCGCGTGGTTTAAGTCGGTCAGTAGTTCGCCGTGTGTTTTCTCGGTATCACGAAGGCATATGAACAGGGTTAGCTCAGTCGGAATTGCCCCCCCGTCGTTTTCCCTGGAAATTCCTGGGAACCCGGCACAGTGGGCAAATATGACCGCTCTCCTTGCTCAAGCCAACGCGATATCTCCTCAACGTGGTTTCCGTCCTCGATAGAGGCGTACAATGGAGTTTATTTAATGACAATTTCTGTCACTTCCCCGATTACGGGGACTGCACAGACGGGCCTAACTGCGCCAACCTATACGCACGTCGCTGATACCCCGCCGACCAATAATGGTCGTCAGGTAGCAGTAACTGCGCTTGGTGGCACTCAGGCGGGTGTTAACGTCCACTCCGTAGCCGCCCCGTTCACCGTTTCTTGGTTCCGACCATCTGTTTTCAAGCAGCTGGGCAAGGCCAATCCGGTGACTGGGCTTATTGCAAATGTTCCCAAGAACCAATACAAGGTCATTACTCGAAAGGGCGTACTGCCCCTGGCGGGTCAACCTTATCAGACTCTGCAGATCACGTCTATTGTTGACGTGCCTGCCGGTTCTGATCTGGCTGATCCTGCGAATATTCGAGCTGCCCTTTCCGCTCATATCGGAGCTCTTAGCCAGCAAAGTGCTGGTATCGGAGACACCGCTGTGAACGGAGTTCTCTAAATTACTGACAGTGCCAAATGGCACGTCGGCCTATTCAGGGAACGCCCTGGTTCCGAAGGTTTCACTTCGCCTTCGCTCCACTCCTGATCACTGTTTTGTTAGCTTTACTCGTTCCATTCGCGGTTGTTTCTGCGATCGGTGCTTGTCAAGCCTCCGAGACAGCTTGGGAGTGTTACTTAAAGCCCATCATGACACTCTTCGCGCTAATCGCGTAGGAGAGTTCATGGTAGAATTCGGCTCTTATCAAGGTTTACCACGAGAAATCGAGGCCTATCTTGAGAGTTCCGAGCGAAGTGATCGAGAGTCCTAACTGGGATCCTCGAAACGTTTGCATTCTACGGAGAGTACGTCATGCGCCTTAGCGCTGAGGTTCTTAAGTCCACCCTCGAAGTCGATTTGATGTTGGCAGGTTGGGATAATTCCTTTTTTCCAGGAATGTCCCATCGGCATGCCGCCATGAATGCTTTGCATAGTAGCGTTATAAAGAAATTCCATAACGAGACTAGCGATCGCAAACGTGACGATGCCGCTTTGCAACTCTTTTTAGAGTGCAATGAACAGTGCAGAAACTTTACATCTGTTCGGCCTGCTCGTCTCGATGAGGAGTATTGTATTGGAGAGATGAAAACTTTCCTTTACGATTTCTTCAACCCGATGCCTTACAAGACATCGTTAGAAGAAGCCCCTCAAAGAGAACCTTTTCTCCTAAACGGCTCCCAAATTGCAAGTGGGTTCCGATGGGGATCAGGATCGAACATAGGCGTAAGGTCGACTGACTTTTATAGTAAGTCTTCCTGTTCGTCTATGGCGACAACAAACGACTTGCTCGTCAAGTACTTTAGACGAGATCTTTCTTCTGTCTCCCCGCTCTGGAACGACGTTGAAGTCTTTCGTTCAGAGCGTCGGGGCTATGAAAGAGTCCGAGGTAGCAGGCTCTCATTTGTCCCGAAGTCAACGGACATAAGTAGGACCATATGTACCGAGCCCTTGCTAAACATGCTTTATCAGCAAGGTATCGCAAAATTACTCGAGGGTCGTCTGTTTGAAGTCTTTGGATTAGACTTCTCCGTTCAGCCCGAGAGGAATGCGCGATTGGCTCGTATTGGATCACTAACCGGAGATTTCGGTACTATTGATCTCTCTAGTGCTAGTGATACAATTTCATATTCTCTTATCAAGGAACTTGTTCCAGCCGAGTCATTTCGATGGCTCGACCTAACCAGGTCACCTGTTACCATCCTTCCAGATGGCAGAGAAATTGAGTTACATATGATATCGTCAATGGGTAATGGTTATACTTTCCCATTGCAAACAACGATATTTGCCTGCTTAGTTGCGGCTGCCTATAAGCTTCATGAGATTAAACTCACAAGGCCTGGTAGGCTTACTGACGGCAACTTCGCCGTTTTTGGGGATGACATTATTGTGGATCATCGGGTTTACGACCTGGTGATTCGCTGTCTTGCCATCCTCGGATTTACAGTTAACCGCAAGAAGTCCTTTAATGAAGGACTATTCCGTGAGTCGTGTGGCTCCGATTGGTTTTCGGGCCATAACGTCAGGGGAGTCTATATTTCTAGGCTCCTTACTGACGGCGACGTATACTCATCAATCAACCGCCTTAATAGATGGAGCGCTACCCATGGAATACCTCTTGTCAACACCGTCGGCTATCTCCTTAGGGGCTGCCGTTTTATTGGCGTCCCATATGATGAAGCCGATGATGCGGGCATTAAAGTACCATTGGCGCTTGCTCGGCATGCTCGTGGAGATATGCACGGAACCTATAGTTACATGGCTCTGTGTAATACTCCTTTGCGTGTCGAGCTTCCACTATTGGGGTGTGACACTGGAGTGACTTTGAAGAAGAAGATGAAGAGGGTGGCTAGATATATGCCAGACTTCTTTTACTCTTCAGATGGGTTGCTCCTTTCTCTAGTTGGTGGGTACCTTCGGGGCGGCTCTGTCTCTCTACGTATAGAGAGACGTCGAGCTTCTCTTAGAAGGAAGACCTGTCCTGGTTGGGACAGGTTCCCTTCGGCGACTGCTTCTGAGCAGTCGTTCGGCGAAGGCTGGAAGGCCTTCGTCGCTATCAATCTCGAGAAGAGATCGATAGTGACCTCCGCGTAAGCGGTTGTCTAAACCCTGGGAATTAAG